CCAGCATAACCATTGAAAGTTGCACAAGTGATGGACACGTTAAATGGAGCGACACCACCTTGCAATGTAATGTTCCCCGTCCCGCTAATTGTATTTGTTCCGTTGTTGGCGTAGACAGTTACATTCGCCCCGCTCGCCAGAAACCATCCATAAACCAGATTTGTCACCGAGTCCGAATAGGTTCCCGGGTTCACCGCAATCGTCCAACCCACCGGCGTGTTCCCATTCGTCTGCGCGTGATTAATCGTCGCCCAGGGAAAGTTAATCGACCCGTTGTTAGCATCACTACCGTGCAATGCGTCCACATACTTGACGTTGACATTAGCCCAGTTGGTTCCAGTTGCAAAAAAAGCTGCATTTATATTTGTTATATTCGCCCCATTCCCTGTAATCACACCATTAACTAAAACATTTCCAATCGTACCAAACGACCCCTGACCAGACCCGAACTGAGCACGCGCTGTCACGCACATTAAAAATGTGACGATGAATAAGCCGATGATATTTTTCATGTTAACCTTTTACAACAATCCAAATCGGGCCAGACGATCCGGCAGCGGTATACGTGAGCGCCGTACTTGACCATGCACAGAAAATGCCGTCCATGTCGACACTGCGGCCTAATGTGCCACCGAGGCCAGGTTGAACCGGGAATGAAAACTTGGGAACTGTTGCGCCAGCCGGTGCTACCGCAATTGGAGCGGTAAACGAAGGTGCGGGAGCCGTTCCATTTCCAGCGACCGTCAACCAAGTGCCCTCCCAAGGAACTTGCGCAGCGTTCGTATAAAGCGGCGTGGCCCCAGACAAGATTTTCCAATAAAGATTAGTCGTGTCCCAAACCAAACTGTAGTTCGTGTCTGCCGACTGCCATTGCTGCCGTCCACCTGAAAGCGTTGATTGCAAATTAAATGCCTGATTAACGCCCGCCGTGCCTGCGCCACTGGCTGTGATCTGCGTATTCTGAATTTCAAACACCTGCATGTACAGCGTACCGTTGGTGTTGTTCAGGCAAAGAACATCCAAAAGCTTTTCAGGACGAACGATTGGGCCTGCGTTCTCAGTGCCGAACCGGCTCGCAACCGATGCGGCTGTCCCGATTGTGTGTGTCGCATGGTTCATGGGTTACATCCTCCCTTGCTGAGCCGCCATTGTCTTGAGCTGCTCAAATTCGTCGTCTTGCTCCGGCGTGTCATTCGTGAATGCCGCCTCTTTGCTGACCGGTTTGCCATTCACGGTTTCAATCGTTACCACCGCATTTTCGCCCTGAACACTCGCAACTTTGCCTTCCACATGAAACGACACCATGTCGCCTTCACCGGGATTGTTCATCATTTCATCTTCGCCCGGCGTAGCCAAAGCAGTCACGGGCACGGTAATACTAGCCCCCACTTGCGACTTCATGTCCGGCTTAGCGGCCATTGGCGGCATGGCAGAACCTTCACTCATCGTTTCATCAGTAGGCATGTTGTCATTCATAAAATCGTAAAAGAAAGCTGGCGGCGGGATAGACCACCGCCAGCAAGGTTATCATTGGAACGAGGATTGAACACGGAGCGCACAGACATGCGGCACATCCGTAGGATCGCTCGTAATTTTCAGGATGGAGCCATAGTAGGCTTTCCACGATCCAATCACGTATTGATTGTAGGGATCAGTTTTATCCGGTTGATCAAGCACCACAATCTTTGGAGCAGCCGGAGAAGTGCCGGCCCGTTTGTCGCTGATTGTGATGGTGCCATACGGATCGTCACCAACGTACATGCAAGTATAGATGTTGCCCGCACTGTTGTACGTGCCGTAACCGCCTGCTGCTTCCTGCCAGGGGTTGGTGGTTTCAATGAACGCGCCGCCGTCCAGTTCAAACTCTTCCCATTTGTACAGTTTAGCGTTGTCGCGCTGTGTCATAGCCGCAACCAAAGTGCCGTCTTGGCGAATATCGAACATGACTTGTGGGGCCACACAAACCGGGAACACCATACCGTCCTTAGGCTTAACGTCATTCGCCTTAAGCTGCGTTAAAGCGCGAAGATGTTCCAGCCGGGTAAACTTGCCATTGGCGCGGGTTAAACCGGCCAAAGTTCCAAAGTCCGTTGGGCTAACACCAGTGTTAACCACGCCCGCAAACCGTTCAAAATAGTTTGCCGAGGTGATACCGTAGGTGTTGTTTGAATTGTACAACGTGGTTTGAGCTGCGCCTAAGCCAAGAGCTTTGGCCAACGCTCCCGTTGTGGCATTACCCATGATGGAGTTCAAGATGATCGTGTCGTAATCCAACGCGGCATCTTGTCCGATGGTTTTCATGTAGATACGCAAGGTATCCAGCACATCCGTTGCTTCCGCAATGTCGGAGATTTGGAAGTCGTCACCCCGTTGATTCAGATAACAATCGAGTGACCCGACTGATACTTGATCTTTACGCAGGTTAAGAGAGCCTTCCGTGAGGTTTTGAGGACCAACCGTAGCTGTGGCACGTTGGGCTTTTCGGGCGCGGAAAAACCGCACTGAAAGCGTGCCTTTGGCCGGGGCCGTCTTTTTCTCTGAAAATTGCTCCATACGGAGCTGAAATTCAAGAGTCTGGAGCATTTCACGCTCCAAGTATGCGACTCGCCGTTGAGCGAAATCGGCTGGTGAAGTAGTTGTTGCTTGTCCTGTAGCCATTTGTCGTGATGACAAAGGCTCAAATTACTATCTGCGCTGACTCGCTTCTTGTCGCAAGGCGTCGAATTGTTCTTCGGAACTCATTTGATCCCAACCTTTAGGGGATTTGGGCCGTTGAACACCGCCACCGCCGCGTGGTGAAGGATTGGTGAGCGCATCCAGTTCTTTGACCTTTGTGCGTAACTCGCCTAATTCCTTTTCAAGATTTGGAACACGATCAGCCGCCAATTTTAACGCGGCCCGTTCTGCGCAGTAATAGATAAAACCCGGCAGTTTTGCAACCGCAGGTTCTTTTTCAGACATTTGCTTGAAATAATTAGCCGCCTCTTGTTGTAGGGGAGAATTTTTCTTGCCAAACTCGGGGAAGTCAATCGCAGCTTTGTCAATCCATTGACGTTGATACGCCTGAAATTGTTCCTGCTGCTTCTGTGCATCCAACGGAGGATTTTTGCGGGCTTCTTCTGCTGCCGACTTGGCTGATTGAGCTTTATCTTTAGCCAGAATTATTTCCGCTTTAAGCTGTTCAACCTTATCAAAGTCCCCCGCTGCCTCTGCTTTTACCATTTCCGCTTCTTTAAGCGTAACCAGGCTCTGCAATTGGCTGGCGTACGCTTCAAACCGTTCTGGAGTTGGCTGGGCAGCTTGCTGCTCCGCTCGGAACGTCTGAACATCAGCGTCGAATTTGGCGCGAGCCTGGGCAAACTTGGTTTCGGTTTCTTTGGAAACAGTCGCAAGGCGGGTTTCTTCCTCCTTGATCTTGTCCCAACGAATCAACCGCTTGCCTTCGTCGTGCGCGTACTTCGATTTGCTGTGTTTTAACCATTGGCTGAACTTCTTTTCTTCCTCCGGCGTGAGTTTTGGCGCAGGTTCGTTTACAGTTTTAACCGGTTCGGTATTCTGCTTGGTGAACTTGCCGTCCTCACTCCGTTTGGCATCCGTTTTGTCTGTGGTTTTATCATTAACTGGAGCGTTTTCGTCTTGTGAAGAATCAGGTTTTGCCGCTTCCGTCATGTCAGCATCCTCAGCACGGTCTGAGTTGTGCAACGTGTCATCCGTTTTGGATTCGCTCGTGACTTCCCCCAACTCTTTGGCCTGTTCGGCTTCAAGTTGGGCTAAACGTTCAGAGGCGGCCTCCAATTCAGATTGATTTGCTGGTGTCAGGGGAGTGGCCATATTCTTAACTGTAGCTCATTTGAGTATCGACATCCTGCTCTTGAGCATGGGCAGGCTCGTCATTTGAGTCTTGAACGGGGGACTCTCCCGAAATTTTTGCCAGGTTCTCAAACCAGTTAATGGCGAAACCAAAGCCAGAAGCCACCTTTACATCGTGCAATCCATCGCAGGCCTCAATACACAAGGACGCCTGACGGGCACGGGCACGGGTTAACAGTGCTTGGCCGGTGGGGTTTAACAGAAAGGTTCGTAGATGATCCGCATTCTCTTTTGTCCATTGTGGAGCGGTGGGGACAGCAAGCAAAGGAGAACTATGAAAACTCTCTTTCTTGTGTCCCCACCAGTTTGGGAGAAATGATTTCATGTAACGATAAAGTTTTACACTTCGACAGTTGTTTTGTCAACTACATTTGCAGCGCCAGCCCGACGGTAGAAAAATCCTTCGGTAAACTTGTGAAAATCTTCGACTGGCTTCCAAACCGTTTCCATGCCCATGAACTCAAGGGGGTTGTTTTTCGCCAAGGCTTGCTCAACTTCTTCCCGGTTCATGTATTTTGGCGCTGGCATCTTCAAAACCGGTGGTTTTTCAACTTGCTTGGGCGGTTCAACTGGCAGGATTTTCTTCTTGCCCTCAGTTGTTTCGATAGGTAATCGCTTGGCGCGAAGGTCTTTCTGACTGAACTCAACCGGAATTGTGTACGGTGTCACAAAACGGTCATTTTCCCAATGAACATAAATTTCATGCGTTTCCAAGTTCAGCTCCACTTTGTTAACGTGGCTTTTTGAAGGTAGCGACTGGATTAATTCCTCAATTCCAGTCGGCAGTTTGGTGATGAATAGGCTCATAAAATCATTCTAACACAATTGCGGGTTCAGGAACAGGTTTATCAGTAAAGTTTATTCCTTCTTCTTGTTCGGAATTTATTTCTTTAATCACAGACGAAAGGTCTTCAACGCTCGCGATCACGCCATCGGGCAGCATGTCGGCCAGTTCATTCAGCTTCAACGCTACTTCTTCCAGCGTGTCGCCGGTCGCCACCAGCCAGCCAATCTCATCCTCAATGATGCCAGGCTCTGGCGGAAACCACGGCTGCCCATTACACCAACAACAACCTGATATTTGTAAATGTTCCTTTATCTCTGACACCATCTCCATTGTATTCCAGCTATTCACTTCGCCATGTATCTTGGTCATGACCTCGCCGGTGAATTTGCAATTGTATTCCGGTTCTACCAATTGACCCTGTGCGCCGTAAAAAATGATGTCATCCAGATTGTCCAGGGCCAGCAGTTGCGATCCAGTTGAGGGCAATCCGCCGCGACAAGTGGGGTCGATAAAATAGTCAGCATCTTCTGCCACCCTGACTTCCATACTCCACTGACAACGATATTTCGCCTCCATTAATTTTTCGCTAAACGCTTCCATGATCGGCAGCAATTCTTGCGGCATATCCTCTTTTCTTGTCACCGCTGATAGATACGCCTCATCCTTAGCCTCTATCCCGTGCAACATGGTTGAAGGGAATTGACCGTCTATACAGAAAGTGTCTGCGCCAATCTCAAGCTTGGTGTCAATCTTCGGAAAGCATAAAAATGTTATCACATTCTGCAACCCACCAAACCGAACCGCCCATTGATCCAGCAAGCCTGAGTCTGAATCCATGTTCCGAAAATGCTTGGTTTCAAATGACCCGCGCCATTTACTCATTTTTATCCAAATATCCTGTTTGTCTTTTAGAAAAACCCGAAGATTAACCAACCCTTTGATTGGAAAACATTCCGGCACTGACAATCCCAGCTCTTCCAATGTTTGCAAAAAGTATTGTCTGTCTATCTCCAGCTTCATTCCATCCGCCGATCCCCACACATTTTTGCCAATATCCCGCAAATGTTTTTGCAAACCGTAGTGGTAAATGTCTGGAAAAACAAAGCAATCCACTTCATTAAGCACGTCAAACAAATCAGGCACGCATTCAATGTCCGGGAAACCGTCCCCCTGTACACCTTCTTCAGCACGCGGATAAGCCTTTTGCCAGTCCAGTTTGTGGTACAGCACGCGATGTCCGTACTTGGCCAGAGTGAGGGCAATCGGCAGAAATATTCCGTGGTCAGCAACTAGGTATGTGCGGGTTTTAGTCACGGCAATTCATTGATATGTGACTCGTACAACATCCAGTCAACGCCAAACTCAGCCGCTATCAACCGTTCGATGCTCGTCGCAAAGAAATGTTCGTTGCGGTAAGGTGCATCTGGGCTGTCCCCAGGTTCCGAATCGTCACCGTCTGGCCGGGTTTTCTCATAAGCCATATCAAACACATCCACCTGCTCCGTCGTTATGCCACGATCCTCGCAAAGCGATTGTTCAATAAATTCGTGAATGGCGACCAGCAAAGCTTCTTTGGTTGGCAATTCTTCGCTCACTTTAATCATGAGTGTTTCGCCTTCTTTGTACCAGTCACCAACCGTTGGATAACGCTGGCTGGCGTGCGGGATGGTTTCGATGATAATTTTCACAACTTTTTGACTTTCTTAAATCTGGCATTCCTTTTCAATCTTTGTTTCTCATCGTGCAACTGTTTGTTCTGCCTGAATTTAATCAGAGCCAGCGCGGCGAGTTTGCTAGCGTCGCTCACCTGGGTTTTTTTTGAAAATGGTGAAGCGTCCATTAAATCATCCTCATCGCTCCCATCGGTTGCGGTTGTGGCGGCGCTGCCATCTGACGTGGCATTCGTCCGCCGATATACCGCTTGGCCATTGGGGGCGTGCCGGGTGGAATCATTGGTTTCTGTTGGCCTTGCGCTTCCATTTGTCGGATAATCATTTCAAGTTGTTGATACCCTTTCGGGTTCATCTTCTTCAACATCATCATGTGCTGCTGCAACCGTTGGAACAAACGTTGTTTCTCCGCTGTCGTCTGCGGCGTTCCCATCTTGTTCGCCGCATCCATCCATTGCAAGATTGTTTTCGCCCGCGTCAAGTGATCTTGACCAGGCAAAACCGGGATCGGAAAGCTTGGCCGATTCGGGCCGGGACACATGTCATTAATGATGGTGTTCTCATCCAAAGCCTCCGTAGCGGCCTTCTCATTGGTCGGCACCACGAGTTTCTTGACCAAACGCGGATCGTCCGAAGCAATTAAATCGGTCACCAAAGCATCCTGATCTATGTTCGGTTTTCCCCCCAACAACTCAAACCTCTGAACTGCCAGCTGTACTCGTTGCGCTTTGTCCCAGTTCGCCGTCCCCCCTCCCGCCGTAATCTGATACGCCTCGTGCAAGGCTTGCTGTGGCATTTCGTTAAGTTCACCGTCAATAAAGTACATCATGTCCTTACGTTTATACTGCAACATCAGCCCCCAGACGTGGCGGTATAACCGGCTCAAATCGTCGTTTTGCACGAAATTATCCAAAGTCTGCCCAATCTGAGCGATGGAACTCGCTACCCCAACCTCTTTGGCTGTTCGCTTTTCGTGGCCGCGTTGATTCGGTTTTTCAATCCCTAAATCAGGTGACTGCGCCGACAACTCAGCTTCACCGCGAGCGAACGCTATTTCTTGATCGAACGCGATTGGCGGGTTTTGCAGTGGCACAGGCGCAATTCCAGGTGGCAGAACTTCACCGGGTGCCAACCGATAGTTTGCCGGGTTCTGCACCCCCACTTCGGACGTATATTGCGGCGTTGTAAAGAAGGTCATCGCGTCTGCTTTCGCGTTCCATACCTTGCACCCGTAGATTTCCTTGTCCGCAATCATCTCAGCCACTCCCCGCGACGAGTACCAGCCTTCATCCTTTAATTCCGCATTAAATTCAAACAAAGGAGCTGAAACCCGACCCATTACCTTGTAAGGAACGCCGTACGGCTTGCGGATTTCGATGTCTAACGCCGACGGGCAGTATGGGTAAACCATAATTCCGCCCATGGTTCTCACGTAATGTTCCCAAATTATAACGGTGTCCGAGCTGTACGAGTGTGTGTAACCTTCGCGCAGCTCTTTATCCTCTTGGATCAATTCAAAATTGCGCCCCCGCTGCGTTGCTATCCGCCGTGCTGCATCTTTTCCGCCACGACATTTGTCCAAAACCTTCTTGTTAATGTCTCCGTCATCGTCCCGGTAGTCCTGACAGTAACGCGGATCGTTACAGAACTGTTTGACGTTCATCTGCCGCACATGAACCCACTCATACGAATCCTCAAACCCGTTCACGTCGTCCGGCATCAGGATGTACAACGGGTCTACGTTCTCGCAAACGATCCGGTAATCGTCGTACGGGTCTACGTAAACCTTCATAACACCTTTTCCGCGCAACCATTTGGCGTCAACCACAGAAATCATTTGGCGTAGAAAATTCGTGCGGTTTTTTATCTCGTAATCAAAGAAGTTTGCAGCTGCTTCCGTGTCCTCCGGTTGCTGTTGCTTCATCGCCAGGAACGTTGAGAGTCTTGGGATGCCCAAGATCGTTGCCATGGTGAACGCTTTCTTCTGGTTTACCTTCTCGTCAATGAGCTTAAGATGCAGGTCAGCCGCGTTAGGGAATGGCTTCCGGGAACGGCGCAAGCCCTCGTGTCTCATTATGTAGTATTTGCGTTGGCGTTCCTCGTAAACCTGCCGGTTATTCAGGATTTGAAACCCTGACATGAAATATTCTTCGTAGCGTACGCTCATAAGCAACTCTCGGCTGGTAACGTGAAGTGTTGGTGTTGTTCGTCCCTCGCACGCTCAAGCCACCCTCGTTCGTCGGGCTCGCGATAGGCAAGGTTAAAGCTCTGCGTGCTGCGTACCTTCGTCATCGCCCCAAAGATCGCGTCAGCCTCATGCGGAGACTCGAAACCGCGCTTGCAATACTCGTCCTTAGGCTCAACTTGGAGCTTTCCGCTCGTCCCAACCCGCTGCAACCGGCTCAAGCATTGGGCGCGAAAGTTGTCGTTGTCGGGGATGATGTGGTCACAAGCTTTAATCTTCGCGATACCGGCTAAGTAAGCCTCACTGATTCGGTTTGCGTACTCAGGATCATCTGTCTCCTTGGTCTGCCCGAAGAACCGGTTAATAGACCAGCCAGACGCTTGCAGGGCATCACCGACTAGCTTGCCGTAGTTGCCTGAACCATCAATCGTGATCTCCCCGGGTATTAATCCAATCTCCTGCTTGAGAGACACGGCCATTCGGATGATCTGACCAACGATCTGGTCAATCTCATTCACCCCCGAGACTGTCCACATTTTATGAATCTTCGTTTTGTTTCCGTGACGAAGCGCCGCGCAGTTGTTCACCCCAACGTCGATGAACAGATGCCGGTCGTTAATGCCCGGGTGCCACTCGGGAGGATTCGACGCGCAAGCGTTGAACTCAGCCAGCGACAACATACCACCCTCAACCTTGGCCGCGAACTCACCATAGACGTTGGACTGGATGAATGGATGCTCCCTGCCGTACTTCGCGATCTTGCGCTCAACATCAACCCGCTCCAGCCAGTAGCCGTCCTCAGCCAGACAGTCCATCTGACTAATGTGATGGTGATTGTAGAACCTCTTTAGCTTCGTGCTGTAATCGTAGAACTTGCCAGCCGGATCCATCGGCGCTCCAGCGGCCAGGAAGTACTGCGGGTTGCAGCGGTCTTCCATATCATCAAATATCCCCGAATCAACCAGACCCGCCTCGTCGATGATCGCCACCAGCGGCCTGTTCTCAGTGCGATGGAATCCTTGCGCGAACCCCGAATTAGTGGAGAACCCGATGTACCGGTCTAACCCGTTGACTTTGATGCCTGTATCGAGGAAATCCCAGCCCGGAAAAAGATGCTGGAACCGCTTAAGGGCAGGGATTAGCTGCGTTTGCACCTGCAACCACTTCCCGGCGGTGCTAATCACCTCAGCATCAAGTATCTCTATCGAGAACAAGACTGCCGCGGCTATGATCGTGCGCGTCCCTCCAACCTCGTTGGCCTTGCGGAGACACACGCGGCTTGTCTTGCGCTCCGACACGAGCGGGAACAGATCGCGCAGGACGGCTGACTGCTAGGGGTGGAGTCGCAGACCCAGGCGATCCTCTGCCCATGTGTGAGGTCGTGACAGGCGGGCTATTCGTGATGCCTTATCCATGTCAAAGCTCCTTAGCTAGCCTCCTCGCCGCAACGATGAGCTCAA